CCACACTCCTCCGCAAACAAGCCCAACTTGCTAAAGTCACTGCGTGTGACAACAGCCGCCCTGGGATCCTTGGCAATGCTCATGTTCAACATGCGCAACTGAACTTCAGACCGAGGGGGCACGATGTGTGCCATTCTAGAATAATGAGACTCAATCTCCTTAAGTGAGTACCTCGTGTGTTCTGAGCTACCAAACGCTCTATCAATCACATCGTGGCCGTCTGTCTTTATCGTCTCATTCCAAAACGCTTTTGCATCCTGCTTGCTGCAGGTCAAACGATTGGTTTGCATCTCAATCACTCTCTCCGCGGCTGCCTCGAAACCGCGCTGCAGCGGCTCGATGCGGCCAGCGAACATGCTGGCAAGCGACAGGAAACGTGCCGCCTGTGTGGCAGGTGTGATGTGGTTGTGCGTGTGAGTGCCGAGCTTGCTGATGTACCGTGACACAGCCGGGCACCAAGGCACCTCCCTCGTAACCTTGCCATCTTTCACTGGAAAGTGCGCCCCTATCATTTCGAGCCTTCCATGCACCATGATCTCCAGTTTTCCTGAGTAGCCCAAGTCTTCCAACTCGCGCACAATCAGGCCTGTCTTCCCTCCGTTTCGAGGGTCAGCCAAGCACCGCGACGCCGCCCCGGCGCCGTCATCACCTTCAAACATCCCTCTCAGCTTGATGGGAAATACTGATGTCTCTTGTGAGTCTTCTGTCTGGTACATCGGTATCGATTTGAACTCCCACTGGAAGGTCTTTTCCATCACGCGAAACTGGCCAGTCTTGGCATTAATCGCCATGATGTGCTCAGGATTTGAAGTGAAAGTACTCAGTACTGCGCTGAGCTCATTCATGAAGTTGACACCGCTTGTCAACAACCAACCTGAGTCCAAGTACATGTCTGGGAACTTGGCAGTGAACCACATGCCTACCGGCACATCTGGGTCCTTGACCCTGAACCGAAGACGCATGCCTTTCTTGACATCGTATGTCGTCTTGGCTTCATGCAGTTGTGAAAACTGGCCGTTCAGTTTGTGGCTCACTCGCTGGTCGATCCTCATCAGCGCATCGTAGGTGTAACCGAGGATTCCTTCCCCTTTCTTGTTGCACCTCTCATGCAACTCCATGCCTGTCTGGTCGATCTCCCATGAACACAGAGGCTCGTCTGACTCGAATGGCCTGCCCATCATGGCACCAAACGCATCAAGAACCGTCGCTCTGTCTCTTCCCTTGATCGACATGTCGTAAAAGATGCCGTCGTCAGGATCGAATATGACGTGCTGGAA